CTCAAGTTCTAGGGAGTCCCATTCTTAGACTGAGAACAAATTTGCGACGTTTTGGCTGGCGTCGGCTCCTTAGGGAGTGCTACTAGAAGCCCCGGATGGAATATTCGCGATTCCGTTCGGTAATTCCCACACCCTGTGCTTGCTGCAACGCTGAGGAGCTTAGGTATCTTCAGGCTGCGCAAGTGGATTCGGAGGAAGAGCATTTGATCTACGAGCTACCGGTGCCCGGTCATTGTACAAGGTGTAAGAACAACTACGTTAAGAGGAACTATTACGATATTGCGTTTCTCCTTGTTGGTTTCACCATAGTTGCCTCTTATTTTTATTGTTATCGTTCTATTGCTCTGGGCTGGATCGCTTTCGGTTATCAGTATTTTAGACCTAACCCAGAGGATCGTGTTGTTAAGATACCTATTCCTTCTAAGACCGTTGGCACGGTAGAGAGATCGATTCATGCTGCTTCCGTTGCAGCGAAGGGATCAGAGTTTCGAGCGCATGGGACATTCATTCACCATCTCTCATTGAGCGAAAGCTACAATGAGAAGCTTAAGCAGTCCTTGTGTATTTGGGCTCCTGCGGCTATGATGGCATTTTGGGATAGTAAGGAAGGAGTGTCTCGCTCGTGGTCTGATGGCCGACCCGTCGTTAGCGCCGAACCGCCGGAAACAACCGATACTCACGTTGGTAATCCTGATGTGCAGGATGGTGAGATGAAAGGTACCAGATTGACTGGTAATGAATATGGTGAGGAGAAACGTGTCATTACCAGGGATGCTGAAGAAGGAGATGGTACTCTCGCTTACCAGATAGGACCAGATTTGATTCCCACTGAGGTTATGGCATCTACTGAGGGTAATTTGAAATGTGGACTTGCTAAGAGAGTCAAACCCTTGGAGTTTAGAGCCAATAAGAAGCTCACCAAACGTATTGACAGGGCTGTTACGGCTATGCTAGAACATGTCTTCACTACTGAGAGGATTAAGAAGTGGAGAGAGGAGAACCCTGAGTTTGATGAGTTTAAGTCACGGAAGTGGGATTCACGGCGATGGAGACATGGTGTTGAGGAGTGTTTGGCTGATACTGAATCTAACATTAAGCAAGAGTTTCAGATCAAGCTGAATGAAGCCCTTCCAGCTAAGGGCAAGGCTCCCCGGCCTATTATCCAGTGTGGCGACAAGGCTCAAGTTATGATGCAGTTACCGGTGAAATGTTTCGAGGAGTTACTCTTTGAAACTTTTGAGACGGCTAGCATCAAGCACTGTCCTAAGCATGAAGCTATGGGCCGTGTCGCCAAGCATCTACGTCAGAAGGAGAGATGTACTGTTATTGAAGGTGACGGATCTGCTTGGGACGCTTGTTGTAATGCTACGATTCGTGGTATGACTGAGAACAGAGTCATCAAGCATATTATTGATGTCCTGGGTGAGGATCCAGAGGTCCCTCGTACGTGGATGGATGCTGTGTTGAAGGATATGAGTAAATCAGAGATTCGGGGCAAGGCGAAGGTCGAAGGACGTCGACTGGTTTCTGCCATCCGGGTTATGATTGATTCTATCCGTCAGTCTGGTCATCGGGGTACTAGCTGTTTCAATTATTTCATCAACCTGATTTGTTGGATTTGTGTTCTTGCTGAAAACCCTGAGGAGGTTATTAAGAACTTTGTTTACAATCCAACAGAGCCTGTATGGTACAAGTCCGTTGTTGATGGACATTGGTACAGGCTTAAGTTTGCCTTCGAGGGGGATGACTCAGTTTTGAGTACTACCGAGAAGGTTAACGGTGATGAGATAGAAACTAGTTGGACTTCGATGGGTTTCAGGATGAAGCTGGTCTACGTTGAAGATAAGATGACCTTCACAGGATTTGACTTTCTGTGTGATGGTTATGGACCAGTTGGTGCGTTTTGTCCTGAGATCCCGCGTAATATCGCTTCATCTTCGTGGACCTGCTCCAATTTGGTTAAGCAGGATCCTTCGAAGGTGGGTGAGGTCGGTTTGTCTGCTATGTATGCGCGAGCAGAGAATTTTAAGGATTGTGGACCACTGTGCAATTATTTTGCTCAGTTGGGCCTCGCGCATGCTAGAAATTCTGGCGATACAGGGCTGGGAGAAGACCAAGCTGTTCAGCTTGGTGTGCATGAGACGAATTCAGTAGTTCGAG